TTTTTGGTGCTTGGGCGAAACCGCGTCAAAGGCATTTCGTATGTAGGCACTGCTACTGCAGGTTCGGTGACTTTGTTTGACACTGCCGTAGCCCCAGTTACGACTGCCACTTATGGCCGTTCCGGCACTACAGTGACCGTTACACAGGCCGGTCACGGTTTAAAAACAGGGGACGTAATTGGCGTTGATTTTGCCGCAGGAACAGGCGGGTCGGCCACAAATGGTAACTACCCCGTCACTGTTACAAACTCGAGCACTTTTACCCTCACCGACATCAACTCCGGCAGTATTACAGCAGGGGCATCCATGGTGTATGCATCGCGCTGGTTGTTGACTTACGACGTCACTGCGGGGGACTACTTCAACAATGCCCCCGTTATCCCGAACGACGGGGTGGTGGCCAGATATGGCGTGTATGCGTACATGCCAAACTTGGCGGCAGTAAACATTTATTACGGTTAAGGAGTCCATCATGGGACGAGCAGCAAAAATGGCAGATGATCAGTACCAGGGCGAAGTTCAGCCCGGTGCTCAAAAGCAGGACATGTCCAAAGGCGGTCCTAAGCAAACTCCCCGTAAGGACTACCAGAAGCCCTCCGCTTCTGTGTCCCCACGTGGCGTAGGCGAGGCTCGCAACAAGCAGTGCAAGATGTACTGATCATGGCAAAGAAGGCCCCATCCCTTGCAGTTGGACGCGGCGAGAAGCTCCCTGCTTCTAAGGGAGCAGGCCTGACGGCCAAAGGCCGTGCCAAGTACAACGCTGCAACCGGCAGCAACCTTAAAGCCCCGCAGCCCCAAGGCGGCAAGCGCAAGGACTCTTTCTGTGCGCGCATGAGCGGTATGCCGGGACCGATGAAAGACGAGAAGGGCAAGCCCACTCGTAAAGCTGCGTCACTGGCGCGATGGAAGTGCTGACATGGAAATGATGCTCTGGAATGTAGCCTTGAGCGCTATTGTTGCGGTCATGGGTTTTTTGCTTAAAGGCAAATTTGAACAGTTGGATCGGCTCAGTATTTTGCTGAACAAGACTCGCGAGGAAGTTGCGCGCGACCACATTACCCGTTCGGAGTTTCGTGCAGACATGCAGCAATTGCTTGACAGGTTTGACCGGCTTGAGCGCAAAATTGATAATTTGAAGGGCAATCATGCCCAGCATGAGTAAGAACTTTTAAAGGTGGCTATATGATGAACAAGATGAACAAAGGCGGCATGACCATGGTCAAAAAGGGCGGGAAAATGGTTCCTGACTTTGCGGCTGACGGTAAAGGCAAGATGGCCAAAGGCGGCATGGCAATGAAAAATGTGCCTAAGGGCGGCAAGATCAGCGCTTCAGGCCCTGACACAGCAGGCTCTACGGCTACAACCCTGACGCAAAACGTCAAAAAGTCCGTTACGGGTGACAAGGTGCAGGTTCGCGGCGTTGGCGCTGCACGTGCTCGTTCTGCCAAAATCTATTAAACCATGACCACGTCCGGCGTCTCTTCCTACAACCCCGACTTCGACGAGATCATCCTCGAAGCGTATGAGCGCTGCGGCCTCCAGGTTCGGGACGGCTACGACGCCAGGACGGCGCGCCGGTCGCTCAATTTGATGTTTGCAGAGTGGGCCAACCGTGGTCTAAACCTGTGGACAATTGAGCAGCACGAGGTGACCCTGACGGCCAACGTGCACGAATATACGTTACCTGCGGACACCGTGGACGCCTTGTCGGCGGTGATTCGTACCAATGCTGGTACATCCAACCAGCAGGACATCACGATTGATCGGATCGGCAGTGCAGAGTATTTGCACGTGCCCAACAAGTACACCCCGTCGCGCCCTGCGCAGTACTATGTCCAGCGCACGGTCCCCGCCAAGTTGTTCTTGTACCCTGCTCCTGACGCTACGCAGCAGTACGTTTTTCGGTACTATGGCATCCGCCGTATCGAGGAGACTGGGGCGTTCACCAACACGGCGGACATCTCCTTCCGGTTCTTGCCTTGCTTGATCTCTGGCCTGGCTTATTACCTGGCCATCAAGAAGGCCCCGGACCGCATTCCAATGCTCAAGCAGTTCTATGAGGAAGAGTTCGCGCGCGCAGCGGCAGAGGACCGTGAGCGGTCCAGCTATTTCGCTGTGCCCACCTACATGGGGAACTACTGATGGCTGGGTACGCCGCAGGCAAGTATGCGATTGCACTGTGCGACCAATGTGGCCAGCGCTTTAAGCTCAACGTCTTGAAAAAAGAATGGACAGGCTTTAAGGTCTGCGATGAGTGCTACGAGCCCAAGCACCCTCAGTTGGAGCCCAAGCGCACGATCAACGAGCCCCAGGCGCTCTTGGAGCCACGCCCTGAGGCACGGATGGGCGTGACGGTGTATGTGGGCTTCACAGTGGACACTTCTTTTGCTAGTATCGGTATGCAACCAATGCCGCCCGCAAGGCACCTGACAGCTGGGGCTATGCTTGGAACGGTCACAACGAGCATCACATGAACTACACCGAGCTGAGCGATGCCATTGAGGCATACACAAACAACACCGACACCGACTTCATTGCCGAGATACCGGTGTTTGTGCGTCAGGCAGAGCAGCGCATCTACAACTCTGTCCAAGTTGCCAATTTACGCAAAAACATGACAGGGGTGCTGCAGGCAGGAAACAAGTATGTTGCCTGCCCTGATGACTTTCTTTCGGCGTATTCTTTGGCTCTTTACGCCGCCCCTTCGCCAACTGCAACAGGGACTAGCGCCCAGTTTACCATTGTTGTTTCCAGCGCCAGCGATATCTTGGTGGGGATGTACGTCTCCGGAACCGGCATCGGCACAGGCGCGATGGTCACCCTGATTGCGGGCACAACGATCACTCTGTCGGTGGCCAACACAGGCACTGTGTCCGGCACTGTGCAGTTCCAGGGCGACTACATCTACTTGCTCAACCGGGATGTCAACTACATTCGGGAAGCGTACCCCAATCCCATGCTGCGGGGCGCGCCAAAATACTATGCCATTTTTGGCCCCAACATCGACAACGTAGACGAGCTGACATTCATCGTTGGCCCCACTCCAGATGTCAACTACAAAGCTGAGCTTCATTTTTACTACTATCCTGAGTCGATTGTTACGGCAGGCAACTCGTGGATTGGCGACAATTTTGATAGCGTCCTTTTGTACGGCTCTCTTGTTGAGGCATACACCTGGATGAAGGGTGAGCAAGACATGATGGCCGTGTACGATGGCAAGTACAAAGAAGCGCTCATGCTGCTGAAGAACCTGGGCGATGGCAAGCAACGCGGCGATGCCTATCAGGATGGCCAAGTCAAATTGCCCGTGAGGTAACGCATGATCACAGCCGGATTGACCAACAGTTTTAAAGAAGAGCTTCTGCTGGGAATACACGACTTTGACACAGACGTGATGAAGATCGCCTTGTACACGTCTGCTGCCGAGTTGGGCCCTACTACGCTGGCGTACACCACCGACGGCGAGACGTCAGGCACGGGCTACACCGCTCCAGGGCAGGTGCTCACAGGGGTTGTGGTGACGCGCACAAGCGGTGTCGCCTATGTGTCTTTTGATAACCCAACATGGAATGCCGCAACTTTTACCACGCGCGGCGCGCTCATCTACAATTCCTCTAAGAGCAACCGCTCTGTGGGCGTGTTGAATTTTGGGCTGGATCAAACCGTTCTGAGCCAGCAGTTTCAGATACAGTTTCCGCCGGATAACGCGGATAATGCCCTCATCCGAATCAGCTAAACAGAAAGGCAGCTATGACTATGATCACAACCACCAAAGGCGAAATGGACGAATCTTTGCTTGAAAAGAAAGAGGGTTCCTTGGATAATGACATCGAATGCACCACTTGGGTTGAGTACTGGCATGAGGGTGAACTTGTTCATCGTTCTGTTCATGTCAGCCTAAAAACCGCTCCAGCATTGTTTGCTGAAACAGCTTCTTTAGATTAAGGAAATATCATGGCTAATACCCAAGCAATGACCACTTCGTTCATGGGCGATCTGATGGTCGGAGCCCAGCAGTT